CAAAAGCACTAAACCAACAATCAAAATCAATATTAAAAACTTTTTCATTAGTTGTTATCCTCCTTTACTTGTTTGGTTTAGTTTATATAGTGTTACTTGGATTTTTACCGTAGCATTTACAGACAAGATAGTTAGGTGTGTCACCGTCAGAATTTTCAATCTGACTCTGTCCGTAACATGCTTCAATTCCTACACCATGCTCAAAATCATAGTCATATTTCTGGCTAACCATTTTTGGATACTGAGACCAAGTTCTGGCTGCGATTTCAGCACCAAACCCGATTACTCTTGATTCATGGTTATTCTGGGTAACAAAACTTCCGGCTTTAGCAGAGAAATCAATTGCAGAAGAAGATACTCCACCATAAGTTTGACCTCTTGAACATCCAGTAAATGTGTTATTTGTCTTACCAGTGTATGTTACAAATTCTCTCTTTCCTGCAGAATCTGTAATTGACAATGTTCCAGCATCATCAAAAAACTGGGTATAGTTCTTGGCTGTGCTTGCTCCTACAGTGATAGTAGTAGTTGAATCGTCATTTGTTGCGCCATACAAAGAAGCTTCAGGTCTGAGCGGAGTTCCCTGGAATCCACCGATACCGTAATGAACGTAAATCAGCATTCCATGGAATAACCCTACTGCCATTGTGAAAATAGGATTATCTTCCCCTCTTACTCCTGCTTCTGCTAGTTTATCAACAAATTCTGGGTCACCCTGTAGGTTGTACCAGTCCATTTCAGAAATAACTACTCCAAAAATCGGCATTTCTGATTTACCTTTTTTACGGACTTCCATTGGGATAGCACCTTGTCTTCTAAGTGCTAAGGAAATTTTATCCAACTCAGTAACGCCAAAAGTATCACTTGTTGAGATTGTCTCAGAACTTGTCGCTGACCCTGCATAGATTGTGTTCGTTACGTTATCTAATAGAGTATCAAACATATCTGCATCTTTGTATCTACTAAGCCATCTTGACAATCTCGGATTAGCTGCTAATACTGCGTCAAAGTTAGCCTCCTTGTTTGCTTTCTTATCCCATGCAACAGCGTGTCTCACCCAATCAGGCGAAATAGTAATCTGTCCAATAGATAACTTCTCTTCATTTCCTTCAAGCGTTGAATTACCAGTAATACCAGCCCCACCTAATTCACTCATGGTGTTGATACGAATTAAGTCACCAGGTTCCTTGGTAAAATCATTTCTAATAATAATCGGCATTCCTGAACCTTCAGCACCTTCAAACTTATCCCAGAACGATCTTCTTGCGTCGTCTTCTCTTACCTTCTTCTCCCACAACTCCTTTATCGCATTATCAAACTCAGTAGAAGTGTTGGTATTTAGTGTAGCCATTTTTTATTATCCTCCATTGCTCTCCCTAAAAAGACCTTTCATCTTTGAGTTCCATTCATCTAAAGATAAATTTGACAAATCTTTATCTGAGTTATTAGAACTGGCTCCTCCACCTTTAGAATTAAGAATGTAACTCTTCTTCTTTTTAACTTGAGCCGTTGTTTTAGTTGTTTGTTTGTTGTTGTTTATGTTTGTAATTGGTTTAATTCCTAATTCAAGCGCAGCTTGATTAACAACGTATGATTCATAATATGGAGAACTTGTAATATCAGGGTCTCTTTGCAATATCTCTATAGCCTTTTTATAAAGCTTTCCATTCATGTCAGTTATTTGAGGATATTTTGAGCGAACAAGAACAATATCTCTTTCATGTTCCTGATCGTATCTTCTTTTTCTCTCCTCTTGTTCTCTTTGCTGTCTTTCTAATCGCTCTTGTTTCTTCTCCTGATAACGTTCGTAACGATAAAGCTTTCTAGTGGCTTCCATTTCGTTCTCTAAAAAGTCATCTTCAGTTGGCATTTGAGGCTCATTCTCATCAAATTGCTGAACAGGTGCTTGCTGCTGATCACCTTGTTTCATTTCCTTAAGCCATTGAAGCTGTTTTTTAGTCTCTTCGATCTCTCTTCGCGCTTCAGCAATCTCTCGATCTTTTTTACTTTGATACTCTCTGAAGTTTTTCATAGGTATCATTTTTTCTGAAGCTTGCTGTTCTCCTATTTCTTGACCCTGATTATCAGGTTCTTCCTGTTCTAAATCATTTTCGTTATCTTCAATTTGCTCTTGTTCTTGAGGTTCTTCCTCTTTCTGAGATTGCTCTTCTGGTTCTTGTTCTGGTTCTTCCTCTTTTGCCGCATATTCTTTTTTGATATTATCTTTACTAAATGGATTTAATCCTGATAAATCAATTGAACCTTCAGCATCTCTTTTAACTTCTATGTCAGAAGAAACTCCGTTATCGGCTATCTCTTCTTCTAGTTTTTCTTTTTGCATGACCATTGTTTGGTTCTCCTTTGTTTTTCTGAAATCCTTGTGGGAGGGTATCCAGAAATTTGTTTGTTTTTTTTGATGAAATCCTTGTTAGAGGGTATCCATCCAACCAATAAAAAAACCCCTACCCAGAGCGTGTTGTTGCCCTAAGTAGGGGTTCGTTCTTTACGATTATCCCTATCAGCTATTTAGCTGTAATATAGAAATTTAAATGTGTTTTTTAGTTAAATATCATCTCCTTTCTGTTTTAAACTTTCTTCTTTGTTTGCATTTACTAAGATACCATTTTTAAAATTAAAACGCAAGTTTCCATAAAATCCATCTTTAAGACATTTCGTCATCTGTTCTATCGCCCATTTAACCTGATCTTCTTTTGACATGTTTTTTACCTCTTAAACCTAGTTAAAAAGCTTTTTAAAGGAGTTGATTGTTTGTCTAATTGATTTTCATTTTCTTTTTCAACTGCCTGTTTCTCTCCATCACGAACAATCTTATGAGGAATATCCATCCACAAACATATTCTTTTATATATAAATTGAGTCTCTCTAAGAAGTTCTGGTGATACATTATCAAGCTCTAAATTCTTCAGCATCGCTTCTTTGATCTTTTGCCATTCCTTTTCTAACTCATTATACCCCTCATGCTTCATTAAGCTTCTAACCTTTTCAGCTCTTTCCATTTTTTCTCTAGACTTGTCCAGCATTAGGATTCCCTCCTTGTGGTTGGTTTTGTTCGGCTAATTCTCTTCTAATTGCTTCTTGCTGTATTTTTATCATCTGTTCATTGATCTGATCTATAGTTGGAACTTTCTCTTCTGCATCTGAGTATCCTACTTTTCTTAATAAGTCAACTGTAAATTCTCTTAACGCTTGAGGAAACTGGCTTATTATCGGGTTATTCATAGCAATATCATAGGTTGCCTGTGCCTTTGTAAGCTCATAATCCTTGCTTTCTTTGTACGCAGTCATGTATACGTTCATATGCTGCTTAAATGCTTCTAGTCCTTCATTGGATAATGGATTATCTGGGTTATCCAATATTTCTTGTACCCATTCATTAACTTCATCATCAGCCGCTTCTCCCCAGAATTGACGATAGAGAGCCCACCTTAAATCTAAAATTTCCCCGATTGCCAAACTTATCCATCTAATATAATGCCTAAATAAAATATTACCTTCTTTAATTAATGCCATAATTCCAGTGGCAGTTTTATTCTTTGAATCAGCTACACCTACCATATGGTCAGTTATTCCTGATCTCTTTTGTGCATACTGTAAAACTAAATCTTCTTCTTTTTGACTGTTATATTCATTATTTGGAGCATCTAAAAATCTGATATCTTCCGGCATTATTGAATCCATTTCCCAGTTTCTGCCAGGCCCGAACTTGTGTATATCTGGATTAAATCCTGATGCATCAGTGTACATTAACGGTTTATTATTATTAATAGCATTTCTGTCAGTTCTTGCATTGTGTAAAGCATCAATCTCTCTCTTGGTATCATATAGCATTTCAGGGATACCAATCCCAAAAACGCACCCATGAACAGGTTTAATATATCCGGCCACGATAGGGCATTTTTCAGGCTCATAAGGAAACTCTTCATATCCTAGTAAAGTTTTTGTTTCCAGATGAATAATTGCTACAACTTTTTCATTAAAACCATCTCCGTCAATATCATAATTGCAATATACTTCATAAAACGGTATCTTTTTTGTTTTGTATGCGTGTTGATATTTTTTTGCTCTTTCTCTATCATCTAATTCTCTATCGTCCTTTTCGTTACTAATATTTTTTATTTTTATTTTGCTTAAATTTTTATATAACTCATTGTCACCTTGTTTCAACCTTTTCCTTAAATCATCTTTAGTTTCGAAAAACTTTACTGCTATTATTCCATTATCCCAAGCATCTTTAATATTTTCTGCGTCAGAGGAAAATAAAACATCTTTAATATCTAATGTTCTATTTGTCGGATTATATTTTTTCCATCCTTCAATTTTTTCTTTTAATTCAACAATTTCGTACTGAACACCTTGCTGATCATAAGCTTGAGAAACAATATCACTAACCTCTATAATCTCCCCTTCGCTATCCCTGATAATTTCACCATTAACTGAATAAGCCTCAATATAGCGTGTCTTCATGCCTCTTTCTTGCTCAAAATAACTCTTATTAAATCCTGTACCATATATAACAGTGTTTTGAATAAAATACCAAATCTGCTCCATTAATTCTGGATGTGTCTCTAAATCCCAGTTCATAAACGCTCTAATAGAATCTCTATACTCAAACGAAGTATTATTTAAAGCTTTAACTTTTACAGGCGGATTTATGTCAAATATTCCTTCAACTATACGCGGAATAATGCTGTCTGTGTGAGTAGATGTAACCGGAACAGACCAGTTTGCACACCCGATCCAAGGGAATATTTTCTTATCTTTGATATCACGCCAATCTTTGTAAAACTCATCAAACAATGGGTCAATTTCTTTCCTGTCTTTTTTGATATTATCTAGTGTTTCACAGAGATATGAAATAAAATCATCCTCGTTAAAACTTTTTTCTTCGTTGTTATCGTCGTATGCCATTATTTTTCCTTTTGTCTAGTTTTGTTGACTATCCTTTCTACTGTTTTTCTTACAAGCGGTTCTTTTTTTAACTCTAATAAGAAATTCTCAACCTTAGCCATTTCTGCTTTATAATATTTAATATCTTCTTCTAGTCTTTTATTTTTATTATCTAGTCGTTTTACAATTAACTCACACTTAGCCAGTAATCTACCTATTGTTTTCTTTTCTCCTTTTGTCATTACTTCCATTCCGACACCAGTCTGAAAACCCATATCATAGCTTTGCTTTATAATATTCCAATCTATTACTTTATTTTTACCTTTTGCATAAAGAAACAAAGAAAAATAGTTACCTAGTTTTTCAGCTATTTCTTTGTAGTCTTCTTTCTTTAACTCTCTTTTAATTTTAACAACAGCATGTCTAAAATAATTTTCTACATCTTGTTTGATGTCTTCTTTTAAATGCTTGCTTAAATTTTTACCAATACTTGATTTAGCCATTTTTATTCCTTTCTTTAAGGTTTAATATCCGCTCATTTGAGCAAATTTATCTTCTCTTACTTTTGCTTTCTTATATCCTCTCCGGTTTTTATTCTTTCTGCCTATTTTTGGAGCCTTAGAAAAACATTCCCAAGCAATCATAGTACCCATTGCTTCATCATCATGTGTGCCTTCTTGAGCCCCTGTTTTTCCATCTGCAAAACGGACAAATGTCATAAACTCCGATAATGTTAAGCTACTTCTAAATATAACCTGATCACTTCTAATTAAAGCATCAGCTGTTCTGATCATTGCTGGCTTAGTGATTTTTCCTTCTGTATACCAGCCTAATTTCTTTTTCCGTGTTTCAGTATCAGGGTCATAACTTTCCTGATAATATAAATTTGTATATCTAAGTGTATCTTTTAATTCTAAAAGTACACCTAAGCCATCTTTATTTCTTTCTACACATAGAAAAGCATAGTTATAATAAAGACCTAAACGCCTTATTTCTTCGGCAAATAGTTTAGGATTAAGCCTAACTTTGATTCTTGCAACCTGAATAAGTTTATCCCCGTCTCTTTTCCATACTGTAGCGGCCGAAAAGTCAGATTTCTGCTTATCTTCCATAATTCCTTCACGTTCAATTCCTTCAGCTGTATCTACCCCTATAACATAAGATACGCTTGGAATCGGGTCTTCAAACTTTTCAAACCATCCTTCATCATCTTCTTTAAAAAATACTCTCTGATCTATTCTTTCGATGTACCCATGCTTTCCTTTTCGTAAGTCTCTATTCATGAATAACTGAAGCATTTTCCTATTAAAACAACATCTTCCAGACATTAGAAACGCCTGAACATCATTTTCCGGATAGTTCTCGTTTGCGTGATCTTCGCCAAAATCTTTGATGATCTGTAGCCTTTGTTCTTTGCTGAATCCAGGATCGTCGTAACAGCTAAAGAAAAAGCTTCTAATACTGGTCTCTGGGTCTTTACCTTTCTGATAATAATTATGGAACAGGTTATAACCGCTTGCTTTAGACACTAAAACTATCTGCCCTTTTGCTTTCTCAATAACGGGGCCTATATTCATCATTAACTGATCTAAAGTTAGATGAGAATCTTTCTTGGTTATTCTTGCTGCTTCGTCGATTACAACCCTATCTCCTGTATAACCTTCTCCCCTGTTTGCAGGAAGTGAGATCATTCTTGACCCATTAACCCAGTGCATTTCCGAGATAGTAGGTCTCTTATTTAATGGACTTGCATCCTTAACCGATTCTGGTAACGAATTATACATATTTACAACCCTGTAAAGAAATTCTTCTGCGTCAGCTCCTGACTTTGAAAGAACCAATACAGTAAAATTATCTAAGCACAAGCATTGCACCAACGAATCAGCACCGGTAAGCTGAGACCCTCCAACCTGCCGTTTTTTAAGGAACACCACAAAACTATAATTATGAAGATAATACAGATATTCTTTCTGTCTAGGCCATAGCTTAAACGGAATCCACTGCCCTTTTTGCAAATCCCATAGCTGCATCATTTCGATAAAACCTTCGCTGTTATCTACTATTCTCATTTTTCCTTAAGCTCTATTTCTCTACAAAGTGATATTTTAAATGCCTCTAATGCCCCTATAACTTCGATATTTGTAAGTTCATATTCTTCCGCATAGTAATCATACAGCTTACCTAAATCGTTTAAAAAAGATTGCATTTGTTCGATTTTGTCCATTAGTTATTCCCACATTCGAAAACGCCCATATCCTCAACAAACATGATCATTTTTGTATCTGTCCACCTAATAGCTAGCGTATATCCTGTATATCTTGCCTGCTTTAAATCTATCTTCATCTAGTTCCTTTCTAAGCACAAAAAAAAAGCCAACACAGTGTACATAGCCACTATGCTGACTCTTATATTTCTTTTTGTGCCTGTCCGGTAGCTAGCCGGTTGCTATTTGATTATGTTTTTAATTATTTTGTTGAAACATATTTTATAAAATCATAGTATAATTGGTCTTCTTGTGAATGTGCCGCTTCATCATCATTTTTAATTTTATTTATATATTTTACTCTTTTTTTTATTTCATTTAATGTCATTATTGATGACCTATATTTAATTGTTAGCAGTAATAAAATTACTCACGTTCCTTCCTACCATACCATTCCTCTCTTTTATTAACTGCTTTATCGAACATCCGCAAGCAATCGGACAAATATTCTGCAAGAATAAAGTCTGGTGTATCACTGCCATTTTCCAAACTATAAATATTGATTGCTTTCTCAATCTCTTTTCTTAACTTGCTGTGGTCAGCCATTTTCTTAAAATCTACCATTGTTTTAATTTTTAAAGTTTATATTCCAAATCCGTAATTTTACATACTGCTAACAAGGTGTATAAAACATAGCCTTGATATGGCAGTTCTTAATTTCAAAGTTTGTGGTTAGGCTACGTTTCATACACGTAGCCGTTACTATTTATTTTTCCTTCGCCCTCGCCCGCAGGAATCACATTGTTTATTTATATAAGTTTCTTTATATTCTCCTATGGGCCTATAACATATTCTATGCTTAAAAGGTAATTTTTTATATTCTTCTATTGTAATTTTATATCCTAACTTCTAGTCCTTTCGGAGGTTTCCGGTGATATGATATAAACTTTTCTACCACTCCAGAGAGTACCTCTCGTATACTAGCTAATCTTAATAATATTCCGTCATAAATATAATTGTGTTTATTGATATAATAAGCATCAATAATCTTATGACAATGTTTTATTTCTATATCATATCCACCATTTTTTTCATCAAAAATACAAATATAATATTTTCCTATAAGGTTTCTTAATCTACGAGGAGATTCTCTATTTATGTGATATTTAAACCAAAACTCCTCAAAAGTCGGATATTTTATCATCCTTTTATAACCTCTCCTTCCATAAAATCCGGCCGGCGGGGTGACCGGCCAGCGCCCCTAAAGGAGCGAATTTAGTTTTTTATAGTTCTTTCTGTAGCCCTAAAAGTATCTCTCTTGGTATTTCAATATTTGCTCTTGTTTTATACTCATCAATGGACTTAATTACTTTTTCAAGACATTCTCCACTACAAGCGTGTAGACGCTCTAAATCATCTTCCGGAAATCCATATAAAGTTATCTCTGCAAAATCCTTCTCAAAAAATGAGTAATCATCTTTAGTTACCTTTTTGCTGACTTTTCCACACCCATCACATTTAATTCCTGTTTGGGTCTTCTGAATAACCTCTTTGGTTTCAAACATTTCGCTCATTTATAAAGCCCTCCACCTCTCGCCTCAACTGCTCCAATGGTGCGATATAACTCATACTGTAGTCGCAAGGAAACAAACGGCTATCGTCTGGATCGTCTGGTTTGCTGTTTTTAAACATACGTTCTAATTGCTCTAAAGTCATTGTGTCTGATTCGTCTATACATCTATCCCCAGAGCGTGCTAATTGATTAAATTCTTTCTCTGTTACGGGGATTGCTTCTCCTGGCTTGTATTTGTGTTTATCAAATTGCTCTTGATAATACTTTCCAGAGCGTAATTTTTCTAAATAATCTCTACATCCTTTCGGGTATTCATTTCTAATTGAATCAAGTACGCTTAATTCTTTTTCTGTGACAGGTATACATTCCCCAGGCTTGTATTTGTACTCCTTAAGCGTGTCAATTGCCATTTTTCTGTATTTCCATGTAAGCGCTTCTCCTGTGAACATTCCATTTTTATTCCATTTATCTTTTTTCTTTCTGAGCTTCTTCTTGAACCAGCCTATAAGCTGGTATAAAAAAGCGAAAATAAAAGTAAAAAATAAAACAATTGATACATCTAAAATCACCTCGCTCATTTCTTCACCTTCCCGACAAGTTCGCTAACCTGAATTGACGGCAAACGCTTTGAGAGCATATCTATGATGTTTTCGTACTTCTTGGTAAGTGCATCAGCTTTGTTGTTGTAGAATTCCCTTAAATCGGCCCGATAAGCCTCATTAGTTTTTTGCATATTAATTCTTGTTTCCTCGATAGCCTTCTTTTTCTCCAGCTCCATCTGCTTATCTAGCAAGGTCATGAGGTGCTTGGTTTCTCGCTCTTGACGCTGAAAATCCTCTTGTTTTCTTGTTATGGTCTTTTCTGCCTCAATGTTTGCATATTCCAGTTTTTTAATCTTCTCCTTTAGCTGTTCATTTTCATTTTCCAACCTCTTTACTTCCTTATACATTCCAAACATAATTAACCCCTCCCCGTTACGGCGTTTTTCGCCTTGTTAAATAACATTTTGAGCGTATATAGTAAAGCTACTCTGCTCGATACTATAAATCCATTGTCTTGTTTGATCCGTCTGCAGAACCATTGATTTGATCTCTTTATGTATAGCACCGTTGGAGCAAAATGACTATCTTTCCATCTTATATAGCTATTTGTATATATATCCATCACTCACCCCTTATTTTTTCTTTGACAGCGTCTAGAAACTTCTTTGCTTGTTCCTTCCTGCCGTCGTCTATTTCTTTTTGCAATATTTTGCTATACATTCTATTCTCTTTTCTAGCAGCTCTTATTGCTTCTTGCATTATTTCACTCATTTCGGAATAGTTCCAATCAGTGCTCTATTGATCACCCTCGCTGTTAGGTACTCATTTTTTTCTTTCAGCTCTTTATTATTAGAATTAAGTATTTACCCTCATATCCACTTAATTCTTCTATCAAATCATGTCCACCTAGATCCAATATAGTCCATTCTGAATAGGCCTCTAATATAAAATTAAGTTTTTCTATATCTCCATATATTCTTTTGAGCAAAGCATCTGTAGCTTCTTCTTCTGTTTTTTCTTTGTCCAAAATATAATATTTTACTGTATCACCAATATTAAAATCATTTTTAATTAAGTCTGCTAATACTAAAGATTTATCGTCTTGGACAATATTTAATAAACCATCTCCGTCAATATCTATATACCCTGTATATTTTTTTCTAGTCATTTTGCCCCCTTTTTGTTTTTGTTAAATAAGCCTGGCCAAGTCGAAGTTAACCAGGCATTAAGTTACCTCTCTCATCCCTTTGGCACATCCTGACCCAATTCCTTGACGACAATATGTTTTTGCAGTATCTCCTTCAAATTGCCGCTGACATCGTGTGTTTGCTCAATCTGCTGACGATCTCCGTATTTCTTTGGGAGCAGCTTGCATAAAAACCACTTAATGTTGTCTATTTCCAGTTTATATGCCTGAACCAGAGCATTCTTTGTTTTATTATCGATTTCCTCGTCGAGAACTAGCCTTTTTAGCTCAGCTTCAAGTTCGTGCATATATTCTGCTTTTTCTTCATAAAAATTTTGTTTCGCGCGAGCGTAGTGGGCTTCAAATTCTTTGTTTGCAGATAATTCTTGGCGAATTGTTTCTCTCCCGATTTTTAGTATTTTAGCAATCTGCCTGAGAGATTTTCCGTCTTCACAATAATTTATAATTTTCTGCTTT